CCACCACTCAGACCAACCTCAACAACGCCACAGCCGCCGTCCGGGAGACGCAGTCGGAGATCGGGAAACTGGGCAAGCGCCTGGAAATCGCCCGGTCCGCGCTCCATGCCGCGGGCGACAGCCTAACTGCGTTCGGCAAGAGCGCGTCAGCTGCGGGCAAGGCGCTCACGCCCGTGGGGCGCAACCTGACGCGCTACGTGACGACACCCATCGCCGGGCTGGGCGCATTCGCGATCAAGTCGGCCATCGACTTCGAGGACGCATTTGCCGGGGTGCGGAAAACCGTCTCCATGACGGAGGACGAGTACGCCGCGCTGGACGCCTCCATCAAGCGAATGACACTGGTCAAGCCCGCTGATTACGAGGCGATTGCCGCCGTGGCGGAAGCCGCCGGACAGCTGGGCGTCGCCAATCATGCCATTGAGGGCTTCACCTCCGTCATGACGGACCTGGGCGCGGTGTCCACCGACCTCTCCGCCGAAGACGCCGCGACGAACCTGGCCAAGCTCGCCAACATCATGGGCGTGACCGGGGACAAGCAAACCAACGAGTACTTCGAGCGGATGGGCAGCGCCGTGCTGGAACTGGGCGTCAACTCTGCAGCCACCGAGGCGGGTATTGTGGAGATGTCCATGCGCCTCGCTGCGGCCGGTAAGCAGGTGGGGTTGACCGAGCCCCAGATCATCGGGTTTGCGACAGCGCTGTCATCCGTGGGCATCGAGGCCCAGATGGGCGGCACCGCGTTCTCAAAAGCTCTGATCAAGATGGAGCTGGCGGTCGAAAATGGCGGCCAGTCGCTGAAGGACTTCGCGAAAGTGTCCGGCATGACCTCCGACGAATTCTCACGGCTGTTTAAGTCCGACCCCGCCGCGGCGTTCCAGGCGTTCATCGAAGGCCTGGCACAGATGGACGACGAGGGTGTCAGCGCCATCTCCACACTGCAGGACATCGGGTTCAAGGAAGTCAGGCTCAGGGACACCACCCTGCGCATGGTCAACGCGACGGAACTGCTGAGTTCCACGCAGTCCATCGCCAATAAGGCCTGGAAGGACAACAGCGCCATCACCAACCGGGTAGCGGAGCGCTACAACACCACGGCCAATCGCCTCAAGATGCTGAATAACCGCGCGCAGCTCACCGCCGCGACGTTCGGCGAGGTGATGCTTCCCACCATGGAGGACGTAGTCGCCGGGGCAGGCGATTTTCTGGACGGCTTCGCCGAAATGGACGAGGGGCAGCGCAAAGCGCTGATCTCTACCGCTGCCTGGATTGCAGCCATTGGACCCGCAATCCTGCTGGTAGGGAAGCTCAACACCGGCATCGGCACCGTATCGTCTGCGCTCGGGAAGCTGCTGCTGGCGTCAACGGAGGCCGGGGGCGGCGCAACCGGGATGCTCTCCGCGCTAGGCGGCCTGCTGGGCCCCGCGGGCATTGCGGCCGTGGCCGCCGCGGCGCTGTACGGCGCGTACAAATGGTATGATTACGCCTCGGGGGCCGCGGCTGCGAGGGAAGCGACCAAGGGCATGATGGACACCGCGGAGGAGTGGCAGTCCACCCAGGCCAAGACCCTCTACGACACCGGCAACGACCCGTTCACGCGGTTCGGCATCGACGAATCGGCGTTTTCCAGTGGCGTCGGCGCCGCGAAGGATTGGCTGGACGCCATCCGCAAGGTGTGGTCCGACGGCGCGAAGGACTCGAAGACGGCTGTAAATGAGTACATCGACCAGTTTACCGCCGGGTCGGACGAAGTGCGGGAAGCGATTGTGGCGCGGCAGACCACCCAGGAGAAGTACGGGGTCAAGGACGACAAGACCGCCACGGATGACCTGAAAAAGCTGAAGGCGTATGACAAAGAAGTGGCGGCGCTCCTCAAAAAGCGCCGGAACAAGACGCTGACGGAGGACGACCAGAAGCGGCTCGAACAGATCGTGCAGGAGCGCGTGGAGATCAAGCTGCGCTACATCACCGGCGAGGGCGGCGGCTACGACAGCATCATCAGCGCGGTGGAAGCTGAAAAGGCGCGCCTTGCCGCTGAGGGGCAGTCCCCTGGCTCCGACCTGTACGGCGATGCGCTGTCCGCGGCTGCCACCGGGTACAAAGCCCAGGTGGACTCCATCAACCAATCGTACGACGACCAGTTCGCAGATCTCCAGGCGATTTCCGATGAAAAGGAGCGGCAGGACGCCCTCGATCAGTTGAACCTGGAGCATGTGCAGCAGTTGAAGGCCGCCCGCGAGGAGTACAACGCGGTGCTGGGACAGTACGCCACCGAAGCGTTCAAAGCTCCGGAAGTCCAGCAGGCGCAGTCGGATATGGAAAAGCTGCGGCAGATGATCGCAACCTTCCAGAGCGACGGCGTCGTCACCGGCGACGAACTGACGCAGCTGAAGACGTTCACGGACTCCCTGGACGAGGGAAAGCTCGCCAGCTACCTCGCGCTGCTCAAACAGATCGACGAGGGCGGACTGGGCGACCTCAATCTCGGCACCGAAGAAGCGCCCATTAAGGCCAGTGACCTCCTGGGCGGGTACGACACTGTCGCAGCATTCCTTCAAGCCAATAGTGGGACATTTGAAGGCCTCGCCGGTATGTTCGGGGCAGCGGGTGCGGAAGCGAACCGCGTGCTGCTGGACATCGGGATTACCCCGGAGGGGCAAGCCGTAAAAGAATGGGTAGATGCCCACGAGACTTTTACCCTTGCCGGGACGGCCAGCCTCGAATTCACGGGCCTGGATCAGGCGACACTGGACGCATTCTACGCAGCAAACCCCGAGAAAAAGCCGAATGTCGTCATGGATGTGGGGTTAAAAACCGGTTGGGCAGAAGCACTTCAAACGGCCTACGCAAATGGAACGCTGCAAGTGTTCGGCGCGGACGGCGTGAAGCTGAACGTGACACCCGAAGTGCTCCAGCGCATCGGCCCCACGGACATCTTCCTCGAGGGGATGACGGACGAAAACGGCAATGCCGTACTGGGCGTGGTCATCACGCAGAAGCTGGGCACCAAGGAGGCCGTCGACGCAGCAGGAAGTCAGATGACGAAAGTGCCGGATAATTTCCTGCCCGACTGGCTGAAGTCCAGCACCTCGGACAAGGTGAACTCCATCACCAGCCTCGTCAAGGGCGTGGAGGATCTGACCGCCGCGGGCGCAGACCTGGGCGCCCAGCAGGGTAAATCCGTGGTGCTCGATCAGCTCATGAGCCTGAATGCGGACGATCTCAAGAACATCTCCGGCTATGTCGCCGCAGCCATGACAGCGCTCTCGAGCGGCACACTCAGCGAGGCTGACGCCGCGAATGTCCAGGCCCAACTCAATGCCATGCTGACGCTCGTGAAGACGGCGGACGAGTATTTCGGCATCGGCAACGACATCTCCGCCGGCATCGCCAGCGGGCTCACCGCCTACGGCTGGACCGGTGACGCCACAACTGTCGCCACTTCCATTGAAACCGCTTTGCGCGCCGCGGCCCAGACGCACTCCCCATCGGCCATGACGCGCCCGATTGGCATTGACCTGTCGTCCGGCATCGCGGTCGGTATGATGGCCTACGGGTTCGGCTCCGCGGCCGGTATGACAGCGGCGAAGGCTATTTCAGCATTGAGAGCGGGAATGTCCTCCAGCGTCACAAGGCCGATAGGCCTCAACGCCATGATCGGCATGGCAGCCGGTATCTTGAGCGGTCGGAGCGTCGTGGTGAACGCCATTCGGATTGTGGCCAAGGCCGCGGTGCGCGCCGCGAAGGCGAAGCTCAAGATCCAGTCCCCGTCTAAGGTATTCCGTGATGAGGTCGGCCGGATGATGGTTCGGGGTATCGGCGAGGGCACCATCCTTGAGAGTAAGGCCCAGGCGAAGATCATCCGGAACGCCGCCCGGTACCTGACCGGCGCGGCGCAGGCGGGCGTTGGCGGCAGCAACAGCTATGATAACCGGCGAACCTATCACCAGGATCAGAGCGTGACCGTTCAGGTGGACAAGCTCTATGTCCGGGACGAAAAGGATGTGCGCAGCCTTGCCATTGAGCTGGCGCAGTTCAACAAAACCCAGTACGCGGGCATGGGGGTGAAATGATGGCCGACTGGTTCGCCTGGAACGGCGTGAAGTGCACCGACTACGGAATCCACGTACTGACCCATCCAGCCATCTCCCGGCCGAAAGAACGCGTGACCACACAATCGGTACCCGGGCGCAGCGGCACGCTGACGATCACGGAGGGCGACTGCGTCTATGATGAGTTCATCGCCGCCTGCGAGTGCATCGCGCCGAACCCGGCGTCAATCCCCGCGTTTTCTGCCTGGCTGCACGGCCCCGGCGTCGTGATGTTCGGGAATCGCCCCACCGGTTACTACCACGCCCGCGTGAACAACCAGATCGACTTTGAGACGGTGGTGCGCGGACGGCCCTACCGCAAGTTCACCGTCAACTTTCGGTGTCAGCCGTTCCTTTATCTATTAAGCGCGCCGGACATCGTGCTGACTGCGACAGGACAGATCGTAAACCAGGGCACCGTATTCGCGGAGCCGGTCATCACCATCACCGGTTCCGGGGACATCGACCTGACGATGGGAGATGTGGCGCTGGGGATCGGTGCGCTCACGTCCTCAATTACCATCGACGTGCCGCAGCGGCTGGCGTACCGCGACGACATCAACCTGACCGGCTCGCTGACTGGCGACGATTGGCCGACGTTGCCAATAGGATCAACCCCCATCTCATGGGTAGGGAACGTCACGCGGATTACGATCACCCCCAACTGGAGGACGCTCTGATTTGGGCGAGGAGTATGCCTATACATAAGCCTCTTGACCAAGAGGCCAAGAGGCTTTTACGATCCACCATTATTTGTGTTGATAGGCAATAAGCACGACGCCCTTGCCACCATCAGCGTGAATCTGCGACTCCAGTTGCTGAAGCTTCTGCAGATCCTGCGGGGAAAGACTGGCCACCGGCCACTTATCGGGCGGTTCCATATTCTAACCTCCTTACAATGGTTGATCGTTCCTATTTAGCCCTGAAAGAGGGAAATTATGCATGGGCGAGGTGTACATTTATCCCCCCAACGCCGAGGACTTTGACACGATGGGCTTGTGCGGGGCGCTCACGTCAACCTCCTGCGTGCACACCGAGGCTCGAAACGACCTCTCGGAGATCCAGTTGGAACACCCCATCGACGAGGCTGAGCGCTGGACGTTCCTGCAGAACGACTATATCCTGAAGTGCGACGTCCCTGTCCGCACCGTGCCGCCCATTACTCCAGAGGGTATTTTGGTCACCGCGCACGAGGTGTGGACCATCCGCACCGGCACCACGAAAGCACAGCGAAACCTCTACTACCACGCCACCGGCAACAAGGTGCGAAAGAAGAACCTGCCGGTAGGCACGAGCCTCCCCATCATCTTCAAGGGCGAAAACCGGTACAAGGGGATCTTCACCGGAAAGAAGAAGGTCAGGCGCCATGGCAAGTGGGTGTGGAAGACCTACACCTACTACGGCTGGATCGCGAAGTCCGCCATTCAGTACACGCTGACCGAGGACTGGCCAAACGATCCTGCCGCCATCGAGACCGTCGCGCCCGCCTGGATCGTGGCCGACCAGCTCTTTCGCATCTACAAGGTGGAGTTGCGGGACGACGGCGTGAGCGCCTACGCCCGGCACATCTTCTACGACCTGCTGAATAACCTCACCTCCTACCCAGCAGGGCAGACGGATTGTGTAACGGCGGTGGACGGGATTTTGGAGAACTGCCTGGGCGATACAGCTTTCTCCGGCTTTACCGACGTGGGCGGCGAGCGAGTGACCGACGGCTGGACCCGGGTCAATCCCGTTAGCGCGCTACTGGACCCCGAGACCGGCGCGGCTGTGCTGTGGGGCGTGGAGTTGGTCCGCGACAACTACGATTTCTTTCTGCTCCGGGAAGCGGGGTTGAACCGCGGGGTGCGGATCGAGTACGCCAAGAACCTGCTGGGCGTCTCCTGCGAGGTAGACGCATCGGACATCGTCACGCGGATTGTGCCGGTCGGAAAGGATAAGAAGGGTAACGACCTCCTGCTCGCCCCGGGCAGCTACAACGTGGACGGCACGATGTATACGATCGCCGCCGGCCAGATCTGGATCGACAGCCCACGCGCCGGCCAATACCCTGCGCCCCACGTACAGGCGCTGACCTGCTCCGGCGAATGCAAGGAGACGAAGACGGTCTCGAAGACCGCCGTGCGCATCCGGATGATCCGGGAAGCGCTCGCCGCGCTGGCAAACGACGCCGACCTGCCCAAGGTGTCCCTGAAGGTCGAATTTCTTTCGCTCGGGGATACGGAGGAATACGCCCAGTACCGGAGCCTGGAGGATGTGTTCCTCTACGACCGGGTCCGGGTGAAGCATCCGGGCATCCAGATCGACGTCCTGACCGAGGTCAACCGCGTGGCGTTTGACTGCCTGAACGAGAAGTTTCAGTCCATCGAGCTTGGCTCCGTCCGGCAGGACATGCGAAAAACCGCGGTCGCGTCCTGGCAGCTGCCTTCCACCATCTCCGGCCGGAGGATTGCGATGGAGAGCATTTCGGCCGCGCAGTTGGAGCCGGAGTCGGTGGAGGAGATCGACCTGTCCGCTAACGGTAGTGTGCTTGGCGTCGCGGAACAGACCGTGGGCATCACGCTCTCCATCGTCGCCTCCCGGGGCGGCGTGCTGACTGCGGAGGTACCGGAGACGGTTCTCACCGCCAAGGTCCTGCGGGGCGCCACCGACCTCACCGGCCAATACGACGCCTCCCGCTTTTCCTGGACGCGGGAAAGCGCGGATGTCTATGGTGACAGCCTCTGGAACGCCGTCCACAAGGGAACCAAGTCCGTCACCGTCACCGCCGCCGACGTCAAGCGCCAGGCGGTTTTTCATTGCACATTGGAAGGGGACTGAACCATGGCCGCATTGGCAACCGGACAGATCAGCATTGTGGATCTGGCGGACGGCAAGTCGCTGTCCTGCTACATCAACTCCAACCAGCCGCGCATCCAGGTACAGGAGGTCAACGCGGGGACCTTCTCGCCCGACTGGTCGAATGCCGCCGGCAACGTCGTGCTGACGCCGGTGGTCTACGCCGACCAGGCGCAGCTTTCGCTCTCCCAATCAGGGCTTACAATCGACTGGAAGCGGCGGGAGGGTTCCGCGTCCGAGACTGCGCTGACCACGGGCGAGTCGGTTGTCTCGGGCGTACTGACCGTCTCCCAGAACCAGATGGCTTCAATCTCCGCCGGGATGCTGACCTATATCGCCTATGTCACCTATACCGACCCGGATACTGGGGAAGCTATTTCCGTGTCCGCAGCCATCGACTTCGCGCTGGTCAAGACCGGTCAGAACGCGAAGAATTGCTGGATCTCCGGCGAGCAGGTGTTCAAGTATGCCTCCGGGTCACCGACCCCGAACCCCGCGTCCATCACGCTGACCGCGAACATCCAGAACGTCACCTTCTCCAAGTGGCAGTACAAGAATTCCTCCGGCGTCTGGACGGACTACCCCACCGGCGACGGCAACACCATGATCACCACCACGACGCTGGTGGTCAAGCCCAGTCACGCGGTGTGGGTCAGCGATGTGGCGACCATCCGGGCGGTCACGTCGGACGCGGGTATCGGCGACGCCACCAGCGTGTACAAGGTCGCCGACGGCGCGGCGGGCGCCAGTGGTTCCAGCGGTGCGTCCGCCTCCGTCGCCATGCTGACCAACGAGAACGTCACCTTCGCGGGGAACGCCTCCGGCCAGGTAGCCGCGGCCAGCGTCGTCTGCAACGTCGTGGCCTATACCGGAACCACCAAGGTCACACCCACAGTGGGAACGGTCACCGGCGCGCCCACCGGTATGACCGTCGCTGTGGGCAGCGCTGTGAGCAATGAAATCCCCATCACACTGACCATCGCGGCCAATGCTACGCTGGGCGGCGCCGGACCGCAGCAGGGCACGCTCTCTGTGCCGGTTACCTCGCCCGTCAGCACCACACTCACCATCACCTGGTCCAAGGTCAACACTGGAGCCACCGGTGCTGCCGGCGCGAGCGCGGTGGTCTTTTCGGTGTATGCGCCAAACGGTGCGGTTTTCCAGAACCAATCGGGCACGCTGGCCTTGGCGACCGCCGCCTATGATGGGGCCACCGCCATTTCCTCCGGCGCCACCTATATCTGGAAGAAGTACACCGTCGGTTCCTGGGCGACGATCTCTGGTCAGACAACGTCCACCCTCAGCGTCAGCGGCTCGGATGTGGTCGGAATTCAGGCCTATCAGTGCGTTATGACCTATGGTGGCAAGACGTACACCGACACGATCACGCTGACCGACAAGACCGACAACTACCAGGCGGCCATCGAGTCCACTGGCGGCAGCGTGTTCAAGAATACCGTGGGTACCTCCTGCCTGATCTGCCGGCTCTGGCAGAACGGAGTAGAGACCGATGCGCTCAGGTCTGTGACCTTCTCCGTTACCGCTCCCTCTTCGCCCGCGACGGGAGCTTTCTACTATAAGATCACCTCGTCCACGCCCCAGATGGCGCTGATGCGCTACTCGGGTTCCGCGTGGGTGGACGTGACTGCGGACGCCGCCTACAAGCACGCCCGGACCTATATCTGGTACCGGCGCGACAAGGACGGGAACGCGCTGGACGGCGGCGCCGCCTTCGCCACCGGCAAGGTGATCTACATCGACGGAGACGACGTCACTGTCAAGACCACCTTCACTTGTGAGGTGAGCTAGATGCCCTTGGCACGCGCACAATTCACGATCAGCGATCTCAACGACCCAATCGTCCAGTCCTCGGCGCCAACCAATCCAGTGGCCGGCATGCTGTGGCTGAACACGACGACCGGTGTGCTCAGCCGCTATGACGGTTCGGCATGGAAGCCGGTCGTATCCAATGCCGTGGCAGCCCAGGCGGTGACCATCGACGAGGCGAACGGCCTCAAGGTCAGTCAGTCGGGTCTCGGGACCTACTTTCAGGCGAACGCGGCGAAGTTCGGACTCTACAAGACCTCGGGCAACGCTCCGGTCGCAGAGGCGGGCGTCCTGAACGGTGAAGCGTACTTTGCGGTCAACCGGCTGAAGGACACCACCAACACGAACTCCACCTCCTACTTCTATGTGACCACCGAAAACAATGAGCTGCACCTGCGCCTCATGTGCCTGGACTCCTTCTCGGGGACGGGGATGGAATACGCCAATCAGTTGGAGATCTACGGCCGGAACGGCTACCTGAACGAGGAGGGTGTCTGGACCGACGACCGCTACGGCGGCGTGGTGGCACGCGGCCCGTTGAAGCTCTACTCCGAGGAGAGCGTCGATATTCAAGGCCACATGACGCTGGGTGAGGGCATGATCAACCTGCATGCGCCGGCGGCGGCCACCCACGATGCGAACATCGTCGAACAGGTCCGGAACATCATCGTCTCCACCACCACGCCCGCAAACGCCTCCGAGGGGAGCGTGTGGCTCAAGATATGAGAGGAAAGCATGGCAACATACGAAATCTCCGCGGGCAATCCCGCCGTGGACGCGGTTCGGGCAGGGGATGTGCTCAACCTGTCGACGACCGGCGTCTCCACGACGCTGACGCTGCCGGCCGGGCGCTACCGGTTCTACCTGTGGGGCGGGTCCGGCGGCGACGCCCGCGACAGCGCCGGCGACAAGTGGGGCGGCGGCCGCGCCGGCGCGATCTGCGGCACAGCTGTTCTGGATTCAGCCACCTCGCTCACGCTGTTCGCGGCCGGCTACGGCCAGAACGCCGTCAAGAGCTCCACCTCCGGCACGCGTACCGCAAGCGGAGGCGCGGGTGGGGGTGGCAACAGCGGCACTATGCTTAAACAGTCCTCAGCCAAAGCCTGGACCGGCGGCGGGGGCGGGGGTTGCTCCTGGATCAGGCAGGGTAGTTCGTATCTCCTGGTCGCGGGCGGCGGGGGCGGCGCATGTGGCGGCGAAAATGAAG